CGTTTACGTCCAAGGTTCACCCGTACCCCAAAGCGTTTTCTGGTCCGGGCTACCTAGATACAAAGACCGCTGGTGGTGCTACAACATTCCTATTCAAGTATTGGGATCAGGGTCTCTCTAAAGCCAAGACAGTGCAGTGGCAAGGCGGCACTAGCTACAGCGTAGACGACACTGTGTGGGTTACGGCTGATCTTGACCGCAACTACTACCGCTGCATCGCCGCTCATACGGGAAAGCAGCCCGGCACCGCCAGCGACTGGGAGGAGTATTGGACTAAGACTACCAAGTGGATGAGCGATGAGCGGCTGGCTTCAGTGTATGGCGCTCGGGGGTCTGGTAGGTATTACAGTAACGGTGCAGCAGGTGCAGACTCCGACAAGTTTGTGGCGGGTCTCTGTGATGCTCGCACCGCACACACGGCCACGGGTCCTGACCCGGCAGATGCGGGGTGGGGTGCAGCAAGTTTTGCTGACATGCACCCGTACATGGGTTTCGCAGCTAACAGGTTCTACCCGCTGGATCAAAACGCGCCTAGCTTTGACACGGAACTACGCGACAATAGCTTCCTTTGGACGTTTGGGCAGTGGATGCTTTACAACCCGTCCATTCAAGGTGGTCCGGTTGGGGGAGTTTTCCGCAATGGAACTGCAAACAATAACTTTACTCAACCCCACTACGTTCACTTCGCAGTGTCTGGTGCTGCGGCCCACGAACTGACGGTCGGCAGTGTGCGCCGGACCTCGTTCTCGCCGGATTACGCGGCCCCGGCTGAAGATACTTCTGCTCCCGGTCAACCGAACAATGCGGATCAGGTGTCTGCTTACCAACAGTGGAACGATATGTACCTGAAGCCTGCGATGGATGCGCTTCAAGGTGCTGGCAAGAAACCTTACATTGCTGGCATGATTGTGGCACTGGGCTCAAAGGATTGCAGCAGGCTGTACAACACTACGCAGGCTCAGTTCCTCAACAACCCGAATGGAACTAGCCCTGCCAGTAACGTTGGCCCGGAGCTTGTTAAGATTACGGGTGCCATCAAGACGGCGCTTGGCATCACCAACGTGCCGACCATCTATCTAGACATTCTTCAGACTGATACCAATAACCCACCCACGGACTCTAAAGACTACGGACGGATTGGCCGTAAGAGTCTCGCTGACGCCATCGCAGGTGACCCGTATTCTGTGGTGAAGCGTCTGTTCTACAAGGGTAGCGTTAACACTGTCCGCATCGGCAGTGACAACGTTCACCTCAGCGCCACCGCCATTGACCAGCTTGGCTATGAGCTAGGCGACCTTTACTGGAGCACCTTTGTTGATAAGGGACTCCAAGTTGAAGAAGTTACCGCAACTGTCAGCAGAATTACCGCCTCTTAATTATGAGTGAATCCAGCAGCAAAGTCACGATTGAATCTACGGAGCAGGCTACTGAAGGCGCGGAGGTGGTACAGGAACAGCCTGTCGCCCCTGCGCCTGTGGCGGACGCCCCGGTCGAAGATGTTACTACCCTTAAAGTAGAAAATAAGCCTAACAAAACTGTTGAGCAGTTCTTTGAAAACGACTACGGCCGTATCATGGATTCTGTTATTGCAAACGACGGTAAGTTTACCGAAGAACTCTATAAAGAGTTTGAAAGTAACGGGCACAGCCGAGTAGTGGCGGATCGACTGCTTGCTGCGGAGATGGCAATGGCTGAACTCCGCACGCAGAAGGTTATTAACCAAGTCGGCGGACCTCAAGTTGCTGAAAAGGCTCTTGCTTGGGCAGCGCAGAACCTTACGGAGGCGCAGAAGGTGGCGATTAACAATCAGCTACAGTCCACCGACGTTGAGATTGCTGCGATGGCGATGCAGTCGCTTATTGCTCAGTCTGGGGCAGAGACAGGTATTGTTTCTGCGGACAGTGGTGGCGTCATGACGGACTACTTCGAGGATGAAGAGTCTTTCCAAGAGGCTTTGCGTGATACGAGCCGCATGAACGACCCGGCGTACCGCAATAAGGTTATGGCAAAGTTGGATCGTTCAATTCAAATGGGTTACATTCAACCGGGATCGTAGTATGGTTAGACTTGTTGTTGTAGCGTTGTGCGTGGCTACGCTTATTGTAAGCTGCGTCATGCCTGGAGACCTTGAGGCTTTCGGGGCAGTACAGCGCGAAGCTTTGGTCCGCTTCCAGCAAATTGAAGACGAGCGTCAGGACGAAATTAAGCAGATCCTTGCTGACAACCAACGCTCACAAGACCAAAAGATCGAAGACCTTGAAACTGTGCAGGCTGACGCCAAGCAGAAGATTGAGGATCTTGTCGATCAGACCGGGATGTCGGCTGAAGCCATCGTAGACTCAATCCGCGAGCGCACGACCGCCATCCTCCAAGCCAGCAAGTCGTCTCCGATTACTGGCAATCCCCTACTAGACCTCTTGCTCGCCGGGATTCTTGGCGGCGCAAGTGTACCTGCTGCTAGTGGTGCCGCTCGTCGGTTCCGCCAGCAGCCTCTACCCCCTTCTACCTGAGAGAGGCTCAGGTATTTTACTATGACTAATCTTGATGATAACGCCATTACGTCGGCGTTCTTGCTGGATAACAAAATCCGGGTCATGGAAGTTGCCGAGGTTACGTATGCCGATGATGTGACTACCACGGCAGGCACTGGCACGATTCGTTTTGCCTACGAAAAGGCGAGCAGCGATGCTTCCACCTTCCATGTGGGCGTTCGCCCTGCTGCGTCTGCCGCTGGTGTGTTCACCACTGGGCAGTTCGTGAAGTGCTTCCGCGACAACTCGTCGTCTGTCGCTGCGGTTGACCCGGGCACGCTAGGCACCGAAGTGGTTACTGACCATGAAATGACCATTGATGGCGTTACCTATGTCTACGTGACCTTTACCATTGACGGCGTGGAGTCTGGCTCTGGCGCTTACCAGCTTGTCATTGACACCGAAGGCGCTGGCGAAGTTAACCTGTTCGGCCTTCAGATCGAGCTTAACTGATATTTGAGTACGGCACCCCGTACAGGCCCCTGACCAACAGCACCTCCGCTACGGTGGATCAAGGTGAGGACGTTGAACGGACAGCCTCTAGGGTTCTGGGCTCTAAGCTCACAATTCTTTCCTTTCAACTGATACCTTAATACTATGGTTTCTCAAATTGATCCGACGGCTGTCGGTCAGAATCAACTTTCCGGACCCAAGGAGGCGCTATTCCTTAAGATGTATAGCGGTCGGGTCCTCGATACCTTCCAAACGAAAAACGTTATGGAAGGCATGGTCGATGTGCAAACGATTTCCTCAGGGAAATCATTTACCTTTCCAGTTGTGGGCCGCGCTGAGGCGAAATACCACCTCAGGGGCGAAAACATGCTGGACCCCGCGAACGGTTATCTGAACCAGATTCAGATGGCCGAGCGTGAGATCTTCATCGACCGCCCGCTCGTTTCAGCTAGAACTACTGATGATTGGGATGACATGATTAATCATTGGGAAGCCGCTTCCCGTCTCGCTGAAGAGCAAGGCAACGCCCTTGCCCGTAAGCGCGACAAGCAGCTTCTGCAACTGATTCACATTGCGTCTCAGACGGACCCGGCCCTCGACACGTCGCTGGAGCCTTTGGGTTCTGGTAGCGTGGAGAAGGGTGGCACCATTAGCGCCACCACCGCTGGCGGCACTGCGTGGGGCTTTGCCAACAAGACGGCTGCTGAGTCGGTTATCAAGACTATCGGCGCTGCTGCTGCTCGCATGGCTGAGCGTAACGTTCCGATGGAGGAAATCTATGTTGCCATGACGCCGCAAGATTACTTCGCGGCGCTCACGGTCGAAGACTCGCCCTTCATCAAGTACGAGACCAACAAGAACGGCCCGAACGGAGATGTCAGCGACAAGACGGCGATCAACCGCATCGCTGGCTTCAAGATCTTCTACACCAACCACCTGCCCCAAGCCGCTGTCGGTAGCGAAGCAGGTACGTTTGGTGAGAATTACTCTGACAGTGCCGCGGGTCGCGACTTCACCGCGGTGAAGGCGCTGGCGTTCCACAAGTCTTGCATCGGCTCTGTGCGCCGTCAGGGT